ATGGGACGTAGAAAGATTAAATTTTCGTTTCCCCGGCTAAATGATTGCAAGGGCGACATGAGTAAAGATTGGTATGTTGAATATTCCTATCGTGATGAAAGGACCGGCATACTTGAGAGATTTCGAAAATATGATGGGTTTAAGGCTCTTTCTTCCGAAAAAGAACGAAGGGAATATGCGCGAGCAATAATTGACCGAATATCGGAGCAGCTTTCATCGGGATGGAATCCGGTGGAACCGGATAGGCCTGTGTATGATGACAAGCTTACATACAACATTCATGCGAGGGTGTATGGAAGTAGAACTGAGTCTGATAAAAACCTATTGTATTACATAAACTTATACTTGAGCGAGAAAACACCTTTTTTAAGATATAAAACTCTGCAGGACTATACATCCAAACTTCGGCTTTTTTACCAATGGCTTTATAAAAATAAAATGAAAGATATTCATGCCTTTGAAGTTACCAATGACATGGTAGCCAGTTATGTTATATATATGGCTACAGAACTCAAGCGTGAAGGGCGTACAATAAAAGATTCTAAGCAACGTATAAATGGTTTTTTTAACTGGCTTGTCAAGAAAAAAATTATTTTGCAAAACCCTATTTTTGACCTTCCGGAAGCACGACAACATAAAGACCATTCGGCACAACCAATGACGCAGAAAGAAGCCTCTTTTCTGCTAAATTACATAAAAGAGCAGGATCCACAGACATACCTGTTTTGCGCTATGATTTTTTATTGTGCTATCAGGCCCGGTACGGAATTACGATTGCTGAAAATAAAGGATATAAACTTGTTTTCACAAACAATCAGAATACGGGTTGAAAATGGAAAAACGGGCGAAGGAATAATAAATATCCCACCGGCGTTGGTCAAGATACTGGAGGATATGAACATCATGGCTAACGACCGAGAATTTTATGTTTTTGGCAAAGAAGGAAAGCCGGGTACCGAGTGTTGGGGGAAGAACCACTTTCGGTGTGAATTTAATAAACACCGCGATGCGATAGGGTATCCTAAAGAATATAAGCTATACAGCTGGAAGTGTACCGGCGCTGTTCTGTTTGCCATGAGTGGAGCGCCTATTCCCGCTATAAGGGATCATTGCCGGCACAAATCAACTGCCTATACCGACATATACCTGTCGAAAAAAATCGGGAAACAAAACGATTATGTGAAGCATAATTTTCCGGAACTGTAAAATGAAAGCCGCCTTATCTTTATACAGATGGGGCGGCTCGATATGACTTATCTCTAAGGATTTAGTTTAAATTTATTGAGTGTCTCTTTCAGCACCTGCATAGATATGAGCATGTGCTTTATGTCCTGGTCGTCGGCGCCGAGATGCTCCCAGCGGAACATCAGGAACGATTGCACGGCATCGATAGCGTCGATATCCTGCTGCAGCTGCGAATCATCGCTTTTGTCGGGCGCTGTCCATCGGCGTAGCTCCTCAAGCATATCGTTTGTGAAGGGTATGCCGGCTATCTCTATCTTTTTATCCATGATACCTCCTCCTTTATTATTGTCAATAACGGATTTATCCAGAATTGCTCGCCTGTGGCAAGGGTTACCTTTATTTTATGTTCGTCCGGGAACAGTGCCGTTACGGTATCGGACAGTTGCGATTCGTCAGTGTAGGGCAGGTGATGCAGCGTGCCATCAGTGGGATTATACACACAGGCTATATTCATACAGCGCCTCCTTTCGTTTGGATAGATTGTGTGATGGTTTGCCCGTTGTGAAGGTAGCTGATGGAGAAGAATTGTTTGCCACCGGCATGAATGAATTTAGCACCAAGAACTTTGGCTTTCTGTGGCAGGCTTGAGAATAAGCCCTCTGTTTTTTTTGTTTTCATGATTGTATGAGTTTCGCATTTTAGGCAGTAAAAAAAAGAACGGCTGCCATTTCCCGTGTCGCGAAACTCATACAATCAAACGGCAGAACCGAGAAATGTAAGTGGGAAAGGCAACCGCCTTTAAGATATGTAATATATAGGCATAAAAAAAGCCTATAAAACAAGGCAACCTTTTACAGATCTACCTTTGATAATATGAATTTCGCATTACAAACATAGTGTTAAATTTTGGGATGTGCAAAAAATTATAGTTGATTCTCAATTTTAGCATCGATATTGGCTTTCTCTTTCTTTAAAATTAATATCCTATTTATCAAATTTATACGCTTTATACCTTCGGGCATTGGATTCGGCTCTTTTCCTTTTTTAGATTCTGATTGATAATTAAGCATGTTTTCGGCTTTGAGGATCTTTGTTCTCCAATTTTCGGACATTTTCTTTAGCTCCTCGATAGAATCAGGCAGTGAATAAATCCCTTTTTCTTTTGCTTTTAATTCTGCAATTTGTTCGCGAATGATTACCATCTGCTCTTCCAAAACGGGTATCTGATCAGCGCCATTACCTCCTTTCTTCAGGCGATTTACTTTATCCTTGAGTTTTGTATGTCTTCTTTGAAGCTTATACAGAGCGGGTTCCTCGTGCAGTTTATCCAATATTTCCAGACGTAGATCGTTTCCTATTTCTTTTGCTTCGTTTGTTTTTAAAAATTGCTCCAGTCTGGCATACGAATAATCCTTTATTTTGTTCCGGATTTCGTCGTCTTGGAAACGCTTTATCATTTCGGTTATTTTTTTTCGATGCTTACTGTCTATGTCCAAGGTAAAACGTGATATGTCCCATTGTAATTCCTTAATCTTATCAAAGTCGTACGATAAATACTCCTCCGATTTAACAAGATCCTCAATACGTAATTTTTTCTTGTCGGAAGATTTATAGAAAATATCGATATATATGAATGGAAGATCATCATCAGTTACCTTCGAGGCATAACACAGAATTTCAAATTCGTCTTTTATACGCAAAGCGACTGAAGGGGCATAGTCAGCGTCAACGTATCCGATAAAAAAGCCATCTTTTGTTATAACCCTTGTGGCATTCTTGTCGTAATAATTGTTGTATTCCCTTTCCAAAAAAAGTTCTTCACCAACTTCAATATTTTTTGCCCGGGTTTGCTCACTTGACGTTCTATAAATCAACCCTTTTACGGCGCAGTTTATTTTCTGATATTCCCAACCAAGTTGAACCCGTTGGTTTGCATTTTTATTTGAGTTTTTTGACGATAATCTTTGATTTTCGAAATAATTATATGCTTCGCTTCTACTTTTTCGCGTCTTTTCCTCCTCTTTGTTCAACTTCTTTCTGGTGGAAATATTGAGCCAAACGATAAGAATAACCACAACGATAATAACAATAGTCCAAGTCATAGCATTTCGCTTTTTACTTCGTTATAGTATAAGTTTTGTTTTCAGCATTGTATGATGCTTTCCACATGGTTAGGGGCTTGTAGCTATCGCTATACGGCTTTCCTGTATGCATCTGATAAGATGCTCCACAAACGTAGCAATTTATAGCAGAGCCTCCAGAATAATTTAGATAACTATTTTCGTAATATATAGGATTATGCTTTTGGCTTTCTTTGTTAGTGCATTTAGAATCACAGGCAACAATGGTTTTTTCGCCTGTTCGGGGAATAAGCAGATTATACCCTTTTTGCACCCATTCTCCATTTTCCATTACCATTTTTTTGCGATACAACCCTTCAACGCCTGCACGCACCAAATCGTTTTCGTGAACAGTGAAGCTATCGTCACCATCCGAGCATCCTGTAAGCGCAAACGCACATACCAATAGCAGAAATGTAAGTTTTTTCATAACGTTCTTTATTTTGTGTTTATAGTATTAGTAATAAATGTGTCTACATTTACCATAAAAAACAAAAAAGCAGCGGTTTCGGCGATACGGCGCCTACTCCCGTTGCTTGTATATTATTTCCGGTACATACCGGTTACCCGTATTTAACCGGAATGCAAATATCTTGCTGATGTTAGGGGGTAAAGGTAGTGAAAATTAATAAAAACAGATAAATTATTTAACAAATCTATTCCAAAGGATAAAAAAAGCCGTTGGCTACGGGATCGAAACCTTTTTCGTTGATTTTTCGCTCTACTTTCTGGCAACGGTAGGCTTTGTTGTTGACAACAAAGATAGAAGTAATGTCCAGCTTGCGGTTGTTCACGAATTTTATTTTATGCACACTGGTGGTGTCTATCTTGCGGGCACGGCTGTATATATTTTCCTGCATATTCTGTAGGCGGAAAGGATTGCCCGCGTAAACAATACTGCGCATCAATTGCGCTTCGTCGAAATACTCTATCAGGTCTTCTACATAGCTTAGCGCCCCATATGTTGCATTACCGGTATATTCTTTTTTCTTATCGAGTTTTTTTAACCCGGAATAGAGCACAAGACGTATTTTGGAAGGAATGACCTCTGTTTCGGATGCTTCGTTTTCTATTAATTCCTGTAGGTTGAATAATTCTGCTGTTTTTTCATCATTCACATATCGTCTACGCCGGTCGTCAGCTTCGGCAACATAAGGCATTTGTATCCAAACCTGATCTTCCATATCGCTGTTTTGAACCACAGAGTAGAACATAGCCGGTACTATGCGCAGCTCGCGAATGGTATCTTTGCCTCCGGGGTTGTTATATAACGGGGGATGCCAATGTACTTTTTTTGCAATATAGTTACTGCCGGAGGTATTGTAGGCTATAAAGCGGTTGTTGCCCGCGTTATAAATACGTTGTTCGCGCAATTCGTCGGAAGAATCGTTTACCATAGCAAACAGGTCGCCTGTGATAACGGGCGTATTGATAGCTTTACTGTAAATAGCTTCAGGGAGGTTTGCGAACTTTGTGTTGTCGGTTTCGTCCAGAGCATACCTCAGGTTCTGGTTGCGTACGGTAAGGGTATTTTCTTCGTCCATCTCCACTTCAAATTCGTCGAGCGCCTGCAGGCTTACACGCTGCGTATTTTGCTCGTCGTTCTGGTAATTGAACAACAAACGCGCCGTTCTGTCGAAATCGTTTACAACAAAAGTGCAATCGAACACGAGCTCCACTTCGTTCAGGAATTCTTCGACGGTCCAATCGGGCAGCATCCTGGCATACTGCCGGGTATCTATGCCATGCACCATAACAGTTTGCCGGAACACTGTATCCTCGAGCGCATTGTAAACCATCTTATAATTGAAATATTCTATCACTTTGCGGATAATAAAGCAAAAATATGGCTGTGGTATATAATTAACATTAATCTCCGGAGAAGGTTGGTTTATCCCTTGTATCCTTTCCACAAATTCGTGTTTGTTCTGACAATCGAACGTAAATTTACCATCGAACGATGATGTAGGTGTAAAAACAGGCAGGTACTGATATTCCCTTTCGGGATAATCCTGTTCATAATATGCCTCAAGTTTTAAGCTCCACTGCCTTGCCTCCTCTCCCGCATTTGGACGGAACACCCAATTCTCGTCGGGCGCCTCGCCCAGGTCAAGGTCGCGTATATTGCGGTCGCTGCCTCCCAGAAAATTAAGGTCGGAATTGCCCGATACGAGCTGTATTTTTACCTCGGTGTCGGTATATGACAGTATTACCTCCGTGCCGTTCATCACCACCTCGCCGTCAACCACGAGGTAGGCCGTCCGGTCTTTTGGTGGCGCATCCTTCCGATTTATACGGTTAAGATGCGCGTAAACAATAGCATTCCGCGGGTTGAGCAACGAAAGGGTAATATCGTAGGTATACTTCCCGTTTTTGGTGAAGAAGTAGTTCTCTTCGATATAGGTTATGCTGAAGCCTTGAGGCAGTACTACAGGCATACGGTTAATAAATAGTTCGGTTGTCATAATGTATTTCGTTTCGCGTTTTTATCCATCTTGCGGTCTATCCGCTGAGCTTCTTCTATACCACCATCGCCTTTGTAAACGACATATCCCCGGAATGGATTGTCCATTTTTTCATCGAGCCTTTCCAACACATCGGTAACCCTCTCGTAGGCTTCGTCGTACCACGAATTTTTTGCAGCGGCAGGGGTAGGAGATGCCACCCCATTATATCCACCCTGGTAATAACCGGTAGGGATATTTAATGCCTTGGCCAGATCGCGCTTCGATATGGAAGAAACCGTGTTATGCCTTTGCGCTTCGTCCATCACATCGAACAAAGGCCTGAACAAAGAAGTGGTGGCATGATTTGCTATAAACTCTTTTCCATGCACCGGCGAACCATCGGGAAGATAACCGCGCACTTGTTTAGGATCGCCCCCCCCGGTATATCCTTCGTCTATGTAATAACCACCTTTGTAATACCCTTCCTTAGCGGCATCGCGCTGTTCGCGCGCTACCTTGATCCGCGATGCTCCGTAGGCCAGCGCTGCAGCAGCTGCGGCAGCACCCAACGCGGGTCCGATAACCGGAATGCCAGCCATTGCTTTATATGCTTCCATGGCCGCTACCGATGTAGACGATATGGTTTGCGCCACTTGCACGGCAAACTGCTTATCGGCATACTTGGCCTTAATAGCATTCAGCTCTTTCTGTTTCTTTTCCTCCAGTTTTTTCTGCTTGGCGGAATTATTGGCTGCCGCAGCTATCTGTTGGTCGTATTTGCGGGAAACGGCACTTTCTTCGGCAGAAGCATAATTGGTCATCGTGCCCGAAAGATTGCCGGCTATATTTTGTATATGGGATTCCACGGCTGACACCTTAGCCGTTAACCCATCCAGATAAGACTGATCGGCCACCGCACGCGCGCGGATAGCTTCCTCGTGGGTAAGTACTCCCTGGTCTTCGTAATACTTTATTAGGGCAAGTTCCTGCTCTTTCTGGTCCTGAAGGCTTACCAGCCCGTATTTGTCGAGCGCCGAAGCGCGAGCTTCGGCCATCCCGATTGCCCGTTCGGCAGGCAAGGAGTCGAGCTGTTGCCGAATTTTAGCTATTTCCTTTTCGGTAAGCCCATTAATACGGAGGCGCTCCTCAAGGTATTTTTTCTCGTTATCGAGCAGACGGTCGCGATACTCCTGGTCCGATATCTCACCTTTGGCCCGGAACAAGGCAAGCTGCTGTTCAGCTTGTTTTTCCCTGGCATCCACATTGGCCAACTCGCTGGCTATACGTTTATTTTCTGCCTCAGTTCGCTCCTTTTCCAGTTTTTTGCGAACATTCTCCATATCGGATATCTGCCTGTCGAGAGCCTTGCTTTCGATGCCGGCTATCTGCTTTTCGATATCGGCCCGGAGCGATGGGTCGGTAATAGACCGGAGCAAGTCCTGGAGTTTCTTTTTGCGTTCATCATCGTATTTGTCCTGTTGCTCAAGCTTTTTTTCATTAAAATCTTCTTCGGTTTTGATATCGCCTTTCTGATATTTCCGCTTAATATCAGCCATAGCTTGCTCGTGTCCGGTTTCGAGCTCCCGAAGCTGCCGGTTCATTTCTTCGCGCTGTTGAGATGCGGTGGTTTTAGATTTACCACCCCCGCCCCCGGGAGGTGTAGTGGGGGGTGTAGTGGGGGGTGTGTTGTTTTCCGCTTCCGGCAATTTAGTTCTTAACTCATATTCTTTTTGTAGCCCATCCACCACCTTCTGTTGGCCTGCTATCTGAGCCTGGAGTATCATCTTTTGTTGTTGCGATGCCCAATCTTGCTTCTGAAATATTTTACCATATTCCAAATTTAATTCTTTCAGTTTATCGCTGGCTTTGTTGTAATCCTGTAGAAGATCGGCAGGAGAACGAGATACTTTAATATTTACCCGAAATAAATCCGAATATGCATCTATATTCTTCTCTACTTCGCTTCTTTGTTTTTTTAGTTCTGAAATCTCTGCTTGTAACTGTTGTGACCTCTGTTGCTGCAAGGTTGTTTTATCTCCCGCCTGCAATGCAGCACTGATTGGGTCTAAAGGAATATTGTTTTTAGTGAGTTCTGTTTCTTTTTTATTTATTTCTAAAGATAGTTCGGCATGCCTCTCATACTCTTTTTCTACTTTTCCTTTTATGGCTTTAGCTTTGGCATTCTGTAGCAGAGCTTCAGTATATTCCTTAACCGATTTTGTTGCCGCCTGGGTATTGATGTTTTCAAGAGTAAGGTTTCCTAAATATTCCGGAGAAATTTCGTTCAGCCTTCTGATAGCTTTCAGACGATCTTCCTTGCTCAGGTTCTCATTGCGGGCAACAGTAAGCAATAAGCTCAATTCAGCCCTTTCGGCGGCGACCGATTTTGCCACCTCTTTGTTTATATCGTTTAATATTTTTTGTTTATTAGTGGCTTCGTCGGTTCTTTTGGAGAGTAGGTAAATAGCACCCGCAACGGCTGCCACAACCGCAAGGAATGCCCCTAAAGGGTTAACGCTCACCACCGCGTTAAACTGTGTCATGGCAACCCTTGCCGCAATAACATTCCCGGTGAATAATGCTTTGGCAGCACTGAGAAGAGAAGTTACGGCAACATATGCTTTGGTAATGATACCCCCTTTTTCGAGAGTAGAATAATATAACTTTTGTGCGGCTGCCGCACGTAGTGTATTTCCTGTTTCTACAGCTTTTGCTCCGGCATTTGCCAAAGTTATTAATCTGGTTACTGTAGCAATAGAGTTGTATGCCGTCTGATATGCTATTTGAGCCTTCAATGCTACATTATACACCACATAGGCAGCCGCTACTGTAAGAACAGCTCCTTTATATTCTATCAGTATAGATATAAGCGAAGTAAGAACTTTAAGTAGCATATTGCCTGCCGACGCGCCCTCAAGTATCATGGGAGCCAACTTTTCGCCTATATCAGTAACATAACCTAAAAGAACATTTTTTTGTTTTTCAAGATTGGCTCTAAAAGTATTATTCTGTACCTCATACTCATTTATTACTGACTGCCCTTCATTGAAGGCCGCGGTAGCCGTTTCCTGCTCTTGTCGCACTTTCTCTATATTGCCTGCCAAAACGGAAAGAATAGAGGAAGCGCGTGCTCCATTCAGGTTCATATCCTTGAATATGGGTGCAAGCTGCTCTAATCCGCCTTTCTTGCCCAAAGTGTCGAGCAAAGTAAGCAATGCTTCGTTAGCGTCTTTGCGGAGAAGATCTGAAAATTCTTTCACGTCAAGACCTGCTATTTTAGCAAACTTAGCAGGTTCTTGATAGAGCTTTGATATTAAACCGCTGAGAGCTGTAGCCGATGTTTCGACCTGTTGAGCATTCTGGTCGAGCACAGAACCTAAGCCAATAAGCTGCGATATAGAAAATCCTGCCTGGTTGCCTATCCCCGAAAGGCGATTGGTGAAGTCTACCAAGTAGGGCTCTGAAGCACTGGAGTTTTGTGCTACTTCGTTAATGGCCGACCCAGTACTTAACATCGCCTGTTTTAGCCCCATTCTATCAGCATCGCCGAACATTTGAGCAAGTTTCCCGATAGATTTTATAGCACCTTCTCCTAAGTCTTCACCCAAAGCGACATCTATAATATTGGCGGCATCAACAAAATCCATAATGTCATCACGACTTTGTATGCCCAATCGGCCGGCGTCGCCTGCCAGTTCATTCAGTCGGACGTGTGCCGTACGTGTGTCCAGACTATTGAAATCTTTATTCAGTTCTTTTATTTCAGACCTGGTAAGCCCGGTATATTTTTGAACATTTGCTTGAGCATCGTCCAGCTTCGCAAATTCATTCACGACTTTATCGACCGTAAACGAAGCCAGTAATCCCACAACAGCTCCTTTCAATTTGTTTAACCCAGAGGCAATGCCATTAAATGACTTATTGCTTTTCTTTTCAAAATCGTCGGCTGCGCCCGACATATTGCTATATTCCTTGGTTATTTCTTTCTGGTAGTCTTTGTGTTGCGTCAGAATATTGTTTAGTTGTGCTATCTTTTGAGTATGGGCGATGTATTTTTCAGAGCCGGCAACCATATTTGCCTGTTCATTTATAAGTTTGCGCATTTCGCGCTGTATACCTCTTACTGAATTGATAACTTTAGATCCATCGATATATACCGATACACCACGCGATGATATTTTACCTGCCATAACTTTTTTATTTCTTTATTTTTTTCTCAATCAGAGCCTTATCGTATTGCTCCAGGATTTCGCGCATAGTATCATCGCCATAATATTCCTGAACGATATCGGCCAATGCATTTATTCCATTTTTTATCTCTACATCGAACCAATCGACTGGTTTACGATTGATTGGCCCGGAAGTTTTTACTGATTTGTCATTCTTGGAACCTCGTGTCACACCATTACCAGATCGTATATATCCTCGCCCTACACCATAATGGATATATACACCCTGACGGGCAAAAGAAAATCGAACTCTTGAGGCTGTTCCATATTTTTTCAGTACCGACGATCGAATAGAACCGGAAAGGGGAACCTCCAATGTTTGTGTTTTTATGTTGGAATAAGATGTGCCCTTTCCTTTCCCTTTTGTTTTGTTTTGGGCATTCATCACCATTTTATTCCGGATAGGAATAGCCCATTTTCTCACGGAAGCATTAAATTGTTCTTCTGTCATTAGTGGGGGAGTAGAATCTGCCATCTCTTTTTTTTGATGCAAATATCAGCGGAATAAGGGTTTTGAAATAGGACAAAAAAAGCCGCCCTGTCCTCGCGGATGGAGCGGGTTAATGAAAAAAATGAAAAGATAATTCAAAAAAATAATCGTTGTTGTTCTGTTATTTAACCCATTTTCGAGAATAAGAGATTCCTTATTCTTGTATTAAAACCCTTTTCGCATTATTCCATAATTTAAGTCGGTCGTTGTAACCATTATATCCGCCGTTGATGATTCGGGTTATTTTTTTGAATGAGTTGATGGTATTAAGGTCGGCAAGGTCGTTCAATCCCCGATTGTGCCACCACCAACAGGCAGACATAGCAGCATATTCGGGCGAAGCAAGCAGCTCGGGATTGGCAAGCAAGTCGATACCGAAAGCCTCCGAAACCTGCTTGTAGTTGCCGCGGCCGGTTATCTGAATCAATCCACGCCCTTTGAACTTCACGCCATCGCCTTTGTACACATTGCCCAAATCGCGGCGACCCTCGTAAGCCTTTCCCGAAGCTATTTCTTCTACATAGCGTAATTGCCCCGACTCGTGCCCTATCTGAGCCAAAAAGGCAGCTTGGCGAACAGGGGTATTAATACCATATTCGAGCATATACTTATTGAGGTGTGGCAGGAATAAATCTATATTCTTACTTGTGGCTTGCGGGAAAATTTGCTTAAGTTGTTGGGGTGTTACCATAATATATATCGTTTTTTTGAAATTTCTATACATGTTTCCCGGATATGTATAGAAAATCGGGGTTTATTATATAGTTTTTGCGAGATTTTGGTTATTCCTCGCTATTTTTATCCATTTCTTCGCACGAGCATAAGAGACCATCTACATGTGCACACCCATACTTTTTGTAATATTCACAATGGCTTATTGGGTCTTTAAGCCTTGATTTTATTCGTTCTATAAATCTTTTAATCATTGCGATCATCATCTTTCTGTTTATTTGTTATACCTAAGAATTTCGCTAAATCCGGCAGCCTCTTAATAACTTGCAGGCCTAACCAATAATCAAGGAAAGCGAGGGGCTTGTTATTGGGGGCCAACAATCGTAAGTTCCGGATAGTGTTACTCACATAAAAGTATGTGAATGTATATGTAAGCGTTTTTACGATATACAGGGATTCGTCAGCATCGCCCAGATGTTCGCCTATGATGTACGTGCTTGCTATTATAGTGAAGTATAGCGCGAGGAACGCGAGGGCGATAAGCAACTTCCGGATGCGCAATCTATCGTCGTTACGTATCAGGTCTACCAATATACCGGCGGCTATGTCGATAAAGAACACATAACCAAGTACTACCATCGGGTCATATACCGGCTTAAGGTAGGTTATTAACCCACCCATAGCCGTTGTTATAATTATTTTAATCGCATCCCACATATATTCATAGATAAAACATTATATAATTGCGAAAATGAAAAATACAGCTTTATAAATTGAAAAGTACAAAAAAATCTATTTTTGATAACTCGCTAACAAATAGCAAATAAACACAAAATAAATAGAGCGAAAGCTTGTCTAATTCAAGTCTTTGCGCCATCTTTATAGTATTAAAATGGTGTGAAATTAAGATGCTTTTTGCATTTCTATAATTCTTGTAAACATCATATCAATATATTTTGAGTCCGAATTTAATCGCGTTTCATGCGTTTTTAAATCAGCATTCTCAAAAGGGTTCTTAATGTTGTGGTTGACATTTAACCATTCGCAAAGCTCAATTAAAGAACTCTTACTCGATGTAAAGAAAACGAAATTACTTTGATCAAGCACATTTATAACGTTTAAAAAGTCCGAAAGCTTCCAATATTGGTCGAAAAGATACGTTTTTGTATCAGTCGTTAAATATGGCGGGTCAACAACAAATAAAACACCTGTAACATCTTTATATTGATTGAATAACTCTAAATAATCACACTTTACAACTTCTAAACCGTATAAGTATTCAGCCGCGTTAACATCGTAATTGTTTTGTTTTACTCTGTTGTATAACGTTGAGGATTTGAGCTCGTCGAAGTTTGTAACATAGTAAGCCGAAAATAGCAACGACGACGACAAAGTTATGTAATCGACAAAGCCTCTCTTTTCTTCTTTCTCAATCCGCGCAAGTATAACACTTTTATACGCCTCGCTTATGCGCTTTTCTTTCGGGTAATCACACAAAAGCGCCCTTATATCAGTTAACAGCTCATTCGTGCGCTCAACGTTACGCAAACGAGCCGAAAAGCCGTCGTAATCATTGTAAATAACTTTGCATCCTGGTAAAATTCGTTTTGCTGTGTGAGAAAGCAAGCCTGAGCCGCCGAATAGGTCGACAACGACCTTTATATCCTGGCTTTGGCTCAGCTCCTTTAATGTGCCGACAAACGGCTTGACGAAATTACGCTTTTGTCCCTGGAATGGTAAGGGAGCAACTTTATATCGTTTTAATGGCATTTAAATAGTTTTTAATCATAGATAAAACATTACTTTACTTTTCCCCGCTTCCTGGCTTGCGTAATCAACATTGCTAACCGACTGGTTTTCCAGCACATCCGCTTCGGCAGTGTTATAACTGGCAGAAGTGACCGATTGCAGGATATCCTTTTCTTCTACCAAAGCCGACCCGTAGCTGATATTACTTATATGCTCTTCCATAGGCTTACATCGTATTTAAGGTTGATATGATTATTCTTATCTGCATAAATGCCCCCATAATGCCGAAGGCTGGCGATTTGATGCCATTCACCCCCGTAAGTTCGGGATAGAATAAAGGATGTCCGGATGCGATATAATTACCCTTATCGTCCGTTTTCATCTCATTGACCGACGGCGAGTTGTTTTTGTGCATACATCGCAAATCGTCCGGGTTGATATCTACCCAATACGGCTTTTGCTTATCTGCCCAAAATTCGACATCCTGCGTTTCCATTCCGAAATCGAAGTCCTGATTCCAGCATCTGCGCAAATGGCATGCGCCGTTAATGGTGAATGCGGTTGTGTCGGTCGCAAGGAACGAACTGAGGCATGGGTATGTTTTGCCATTATAAGTAACCGTTCCCGATGTATCGCCCATCGAATCGGGAGTCACAAAATACCAATAGCCGGACGACAAGCTTCCCGATGTGATTTTATCGCCCGGAATACTCTCCACAATACGTAATTGTACGGTCTGATAATTGATAACATCGCGTACGGGGAGTATCACGGCATTGCTGCTCGGCGTGAACGACTCCACTCCGCTGACGCCCATAAATACATTATTGCGTGTGGCAAGCGACGAACTGTAAGCAGTGCCGTTGTAAGTAACGGTTGCCTCGTTATTGTCGTCCGAACGCACGATATACATCGTATCGGGTTCGATAGAGGTGTTGGCCTCTATCATCTTTGAGCCATCCCAATAATACTTTTGGTCGTTGTGAACGAATAAACGGTCGGTAAGCGGTTTTCCATTTCCATCCGCATAATTATCACGACCTACCCAATTGTTATAATACGTATCGCCCACTTTGGCGGCAAATGTATTTTGCCCCGCAAACATTCCCTTACAGAACACAATGGCTTCGGGCGTTGCCGTAGTACTCATTTGTACAGGCACGGCAACCGTGATGCCATCGAAAGGCTGGTTTAGCGACTCGTTTACACCGTCTATTTTATCGAGCTTATGGCCAAAAGCAAAAGTGCTATCTACGGCTACGCCACTATCCACAGGCAGATTGTGCGATATGTTGAGCATATTCAGCTTTCGCAAGCCGCCCAGCCAGATTATGTTACTGTCTATATAGCCTTCGTTACGGATGGTTGTATCACCATCCAGTGTAATGCTGTTATCAGATAGGGAGATATTTTCTTTCGGACTATCCGCGTTGAACGAAGCCGCCGCCGTGCCATCAGCGGATATGGCTATCGGCTTAACCGTCTGACTTGAATAACCGAAATATATACCCCTTTGCTTTGCAAACGCATCTATATCACTTCCCTCTATAACATCATAATCGCCTGCTATGGAGTTGTTCGAGAATATCCAACGCCCCATCGGTACATTCGTGCCACCGTATTCGGTATATGCAGGAACTGTAAAGCCTTGCGCCGTACATCTATCCACAAAGTTCTGACGAACTTCATCGGCCGTATTACCCACAAGCAGAGTGGCTTCTGGTTCTGTGCCGATTTGGAATTTACAGTTATTGAAGGCCTCGTAGTAATTCTTAACATTATTATTATTTAGAAAAGTGCTGTCTGGTATGACAATATTGCACTTGCTGAATAGTGCGCACGAATGTACATTGTATACATTTGTGTAAGTTACATCTACACACGTGGACTGTACAAATGTTTGACTGGTTCCTGCCAGAGAAAGTGTATAAAATATACAATTCGTTGCAATTAGCATCCCATTCACATACCACGATGTGTAATTTTTGTCAAAGATGCAATTTCTAAAAGTGTTTCCGTAAGTGCTATTTCCTGATAATGATTTTATACGCATATCAGAAAAATAAGGCATTTGCCAATCTTTCGTTTTCACAAGACTTAATGTGGTTAATTCTTTCCCTTGTCCGTATACGCCTAAGTTATTACCGTTTCCACTTGCCGTATGTGTTAATAAACAATTATATTCGCCTGTGCCAAACACAAAATCCTGACGATTGGCTGACAGGGTAATTACCTTGCGTTCATTGTAGGGATCGCTGGCGCTACCTGTTGCGTTCGCCCGCCCCAGTTTACTATAATAAGTAGCTTCTGATAACCCGAAGAAACTATCAATATCCCTCCATCCGTACTTATCCATTGTTCACCTCGCTTTCCGTTAAGGTTACAAGTATTCTGCCTGTATTGTATATCATCAAGGTTGCGTTTTCGGCATTTATTATACAGCCGCCATCGAATGGTTGCTTTTCGGCCTCGGAAACGAAGCGTTGAAATTCTTTCGTCTGTTCTGTCAGCATCAGCAAATCGTCTACCTGATAGGTATTTTCGTTATGTTTTATTTCGTATTTCATAGTTATTATTGGTTTACACGGGTGAATAAATAAACTGTTGCAACGCTGTCGATTGTATTGCGGGTAACACGCAGCAAAGCATCGGTCGGTAGCATTGCGCTCAGGTCGATGCTCGTATCAGCATCCAATGGGATATTTGTCCAATTGGTTGAACTGTCGTTCGGTTTCACTTCCAGCTTCAGCAGGTTCTTGCCGGTTGCCTTGTAGATAGTCATTGCCTCGCCTATCGGTAATATATTTTCCGTGAGTTCCGTAACAAAGGCTATGCGGCGTTCAAATCTCGCACTATTGAAGGCTTCTATCAAATCCGTACCGTTCCACAAGTACAGCCTGTCGCCACACGAATAAACCTTGTTGGGATAAGGGCGGTCCGTGCCGAAAACATCCTTCGTATTGTAGTAAGTGAAGGTAACGTCATCGCCGGGTATCACATTGGTATAGACAACATTGCCATCGTTATTGATTCTCGCGCCAAAACAACGGGATGCCGTGCTGTAATAAATACCCTCGAACGTGCCATCCGCACCCACTTTTTGGATAGGAGTATCAATAAAGCCCTCGAAGACAGGGTTTATAAAATCGTGATACACAACCGGGGCATTGTCGCCGTTCAGTTTGTCGGCCTTATCTTCTTGTAATGAAGTTAGTGAGGTAAATATATCGGTATCGCCTTTGGTTAAATATTTCCATGATTCCCACGTATCGAAAGCACCGGGAGCCGACTTCCGATAAATAATATTTGAATCGGGAGAATAGACATTGCTTAAATTCCCATCAGTGCCTATCGTTAGGTTGCCTATCACGATTTGAGATACTCTATTTGTGCCATTATCATTCAAATTGCTTATGACTAAAAACGTAGGCCTTGAATTTACAGACGCGCGGGTAATGGTTTTACCGCCTAACTCCCAGTAGTTTGTATAAGTGTTAAGCGATGATATAAAGCCTGATAACGATGTGTAAATAGATTTACGAATAGTTAACCCTGATAGCATACTATCTGAAATAGGATTGTCTTCATCGACATAAACAACGGGTGTGCCGTTTTCGTTTATTTTTGGAGTCAGTATATTAGTCGCATCTTCCATCCATCCGCCTACACGCTCGGCAGTGTTAGCGCCAGTCGCTGTTTCTTCCTTAATTGTGATAGCATCCTGTAATAATTCTTCTATTGTTGTTGCCATAATTGTTTTTTGTAAAATTAAATCCTCTAAATTTCCCGAAAAAGGACATTATTCGAACCGCCCAGCGGCTATGCAATTGTTGAATGGAAGTTCCATATCAAAAGCTAACAGAACCCCCCATAGGTGGGTATGTATATTCTCAACATATTCTATTTCGGCATTACTGATAACGAGTGATTTTAGAAATGGATAGTTGCTGGTATCTCTTTTGTCTATCCTTATTTTTTTTAGAAAATCTTCAGCTATCGACTCCATATTTGTAAATATTGATTCTATATTTCCGAAATTGCCGGCATCACGTACATGGTCGAGAAACAAAAGTTCTATATGCCGACTTTTACGGAAACTGTCCTCTAAGCCGGAGTAAGTAATAGTTAGTTTTTCCATAACCACAACCGGATAAAATATATTAGACTTTCCTTCCTGTAGGAGCTCGTCATTATCGAGGCGAACAAAATGTTTCTTCGATGGAGAATGCCGTATAGAAGTATGCTTTGCGCATAAACTTTCTATATAACCAGTAAATTGGTCTAATAGGTTATCGTTTGCCATGGTTATAGTTTTTTATCCGGTTATTGATAGTCTTGAATGCCCGTATACACTTTATTTTACGGTATTTTTCTTCGTTCAAAATATCATCGCCTATAAGACCATCGAGTATGGCATTCCAGTTTGGACGACTGGGCGTTTTATCTTTGACGGAAGGCTGTTTCCGTTCATGCCTGTTGTCTTCTTTATATTCGAACAAGAAAGGGAATGCCCCCGATAACCATTTGCGAATAAAGGTGTAATTAAGGAATATAGCATACATGGTAGTAGTGTCTACTTTCTTTAATAGATATTCCATTCGCTGTTCAAAGTCGAAATCAGATGTACATTCACCCTTAGCTGTGTAAATACATGCCACGAACTTCCGAAGGATATATTCTTGCGGGTCGTTCATGTAATCGAAAAAAAACGTATCGAAAAGCATAAACTGCTCGAAGGATATATCCTTGAGACGTGGCTCTGGTGAAACGAGGAATGTACCGGGAATAGATTTCAAAAAGAAATAATTAATTTTCTGTTTAGGATCGGAAACAAATCCGGCGCATTCAATTAATTTATACTGCTCGAACTTTGACAGCCTATGAGCAAGGCTCTTTTTTATTCCGTAAAATTCCGAAAGAAATATATCATCCGGTACCGGTTGCGAATATAACTTAGCACATATGGCAAATTGACGTTCCGAAAGCTCTTCCCATTTGTCCGGAATATAGATCTCTTTATTTTTCTTGAAAAAAAACAACTTAGTATATTCTATCCTTACTTTTCTCATGCCCAATACGATTTTTTATGGTTATTATCCCTATGCGGTATTCTTGAACCTTTGGATAAGGATATCCCAAATTCTTCTTTAACATACCGCTCTGCCAATATCCAGTAAGATATCGCATCGGCTTCCGCTTTATCGGCCTGTAGCGTTATACGGTTATCGGCAACCAGATCGTGCGAAGCGTAAGAGCCTTCGTTCCCCTTCAGACTCGAAAAAAACAATCCCCTGTCAGTAACGTTTCCCGTTTCCAGAATAAGCTTTTGGATAGAATACAACACCAGTACCGGAATAAGTTTTTGGCGTAGAATTGCATATTTTTCTTCTCGGTTATCTTCCTGTAATTTGGCTTTAAGTTCCTCGTAAAGAGCATATCCCAACCGTGGAGCAATAACAGTATCTTCTATTATCCGCAGGTTAGGCTTAAGACGCAAAAATATAAGCCTACTGTTATTTATGTTATGATATTCATTAACTTCTGTGGCATTCCTTACGATAGAGGTCAACATTTGGGAATAATTGTCCGACTCTTTATAAGAGGGATAATCGTCTATATTTTGCTCCAAAAATGCTATCAGGTTATCCAGTGCATCAAATCCTTTTTGTTTAAACCCTTCCTTAAGGCTTAACTCCTGGTACTTATACGGAGTTTTTGCCTTGTCAGACTCCTGGCGTTTAGTGCCTGAATCACCTATCAAAACTTGCAGCTCATCGTAATCGTACCAATAAGCCAGAAACGCATTGGCACGCTGGGCATAATAAAGTAGTTTTATATCCTTATCGGTTGTATCTTCCGTTATGAGCGATATATCCGTTATACCATCATATATGGATTGCAGTTTATCTACTATCTTATCGCCTACAACAGGGCGTATAAACAAACCGAAAGCATTTTGTATAGCTGTTCGCATGGTGCGGAAGGTAAGCGCGTTCGATACCGGGATATAAGGCCTTATTTCATCCCCATTACTCCATTTTGCTTCTGAAAATATCATATCATGCTAAATTTTGTTGCGTACCGGAGCCGGTATTCAACGTGGTTAATATTGTATTTCTGAATCGCAAAACAACATCCTGATGCCCATTATACCGAGCCATTATTTCGAGTGGATCCAGAAAATTCTGTCTGTCTATCCATGCATTGGCTATATTGACAAGGAAAGCCTCCCGGATGTTAGACCCTCCCTGATTGCCGGCATATGTTCCCCCGGGCATACCGGCACCCAGCACGTTAGGGTTTATCATTAACGAAAACAATATCTCTGAATTTGCGGCTGCCGAAGTAACCAGTTTATCGCCTTCTTTCGATTTATTATCAAGAGCCGTAATTTTCCATTCCTCTTCAACTTTCCCGTTCAAATCATTTATGGCATAATGGGTAAATAAGGGCTTTTCGGCATTTTCTACGCCTAAAAGATTAACTTCTACTTCGTCCATATACAAGTCGATGGCAGCCTGACGGTCTTCAACAGTATTAAAATCAGCTTCAGGAAATTTTTTATCCCAGAAAGAATAAGGTATCTGTATGTGCCATTTCCATGTAGCCTGATTCTTATAAACCTTCTGCAAATATCTGGGCACTTGTTTAGCTATATCAATCCATCCGGCAAGGAAGCAGGCTAGCCATATAGGTTCGCCGTATGTGTCTTTGTTGCTCCAGCTGTCGCGAATAACCATTACGGTGTCTTCTTTAGCTTTCCCTTCAAACCGACGGATATCCAAATCCATTTCAGGGTCATATTCCATCAACACATCGCGCGCTTTATAGTCTGCCTGAGTGGGAGTTTCGGGCCACTTGCCGGAAATAACACATTTTTCGCGTCCATCCTTGTCACGATCGCTTAAACGACAATAATAGGCATTCAAAGGGTTAATACCTACAATTTTACTTCCATCTCCGTTGGGTATAAATTGCAAAAAGCCGCAACCGAACTTAAAATAGTCGCGTGCGACGCGTTCCATATACCTGCGGGAAACTCTGGATGATACCATTTTTTGTACTGCAGGATCGGGATAAGGTTTTAATATTTCGTTGCCGTCATCATCATATCCGTCAATAATACAGGCATGTATACCCTGTCCTAAAGTGAAATTACGAATGAACTTAAGACCAGTATTCAATACTCCGGTACTGGTTATTATCTTATCAGCCCATTGTGGAAAGTCGTTATTAGCATTCCACGACAGAAGATTTATCCCCGATACCTTCAGAAAATCCTGATCCAATTTAGTATCTACCGTTTGAATAAGTTTCTTTTTTTCTTCGGGTGTTATTCCTGTTGGCGATCCTGTTGTGCTCATAAACGCACCGGAGCAAGACATAATAAGAGGGACACCTTTTTTGTTATATAATATATCCATAAACAGTTAGAGATCTACTTCCATGTTGTTATACATAATAATCATATCTATTCCTGCAGGATATACATGCCCTTCGGCATTACCTTTGCAATCGCAAGGTTGTATACCCCTTTGCCGGGCATCCTGCACACTGTATGGCAATCCGCGCATATAGGCTTGAGGTATATATCGCAACTTGCCGGATTTGTCGACGAATTTTACGGAGAAGATATTCCGCTTACCATTGGGCAGCCATCTAATATCCATCTCCTTGAGCATCATGTTTCTTCGTATGTGTGTCGCTTTGTTCATATTACACTAATTAAAAGATGAATCAAAAGTAAAATCGAATACTCTCTGTGTATTTGCAGGCTTACGGAACTGCATCTGATTGTTTGACGAGTATCTATATTTAAATTCCACGGCTATCAGCTCGTCACGTCGGGATGTTACTTTAAAGGATTCTTCTATTATCGAAATATCCCTGAGTTGCCCATCTTCAAGCAAGCATATGCTTTGTGAGTTTAGAAGATCTTCAATAATCTCTGTAGACTTTATAGAGATATATCCGGTATTGACTGTTATGGTATTAGCAAGATCCCTGCTTATTTGCTTCTGCCGACGGTTTATGTTGCCATAACTACGCGTCCACTTCTTTTCAGCATTAGCGTCACCTATGCAAGTGAAGGCCTCCTGCGCGCCAAATATATTCCGAAACAAAAAAGTGGTTTTATTCAGAAAAGAACGGTGATCCATTACGAAACGAATCATATCACTTTCAGATTTGTAGACCGAATAAGATGCAATATCCGCTTCAGAAATACCACATAGTGATGCGATAATTACAGGAGAAACATCGTATTTATATTGATTGCCATCATCGTGCGCTATTGTTCCCAATAAAATTATTTTTGTCTGATCGGTTTTGGTATCGGAATAAATGACATTAGCGGATATTTGCCCTGGTCCGTAAAAAGAAATAAACTCCCGTCTTCCAACTCCAGTCGTCTTTTTACTCAAGCGCGATAATGGCTGCTGTTTTAATAACGGAACAGAAAGAGTTCCTCTTGTTTCGGCATCACACCTATATATATACACTTGGAAAGATTCCGTTTGCTCGCCTTCCTGTAGTGTAATATCCAACCGCACACGCGAACCATCCAATCCGTTATCCAAATTAATATCCTGAACAGAATCGTAGGTCATAGCCAAAGACCCTATATCACGGATATATACCATTCCTGACACATCCGGATAGTATACCTCATGAAGTATTTCCGTCCCGTCGATGTTAATTATAGACTCGACAGTACCAGTAACCGAGTCCAGAATAATATCTCCATAATCAGCGCTTAATCCTTCTGCCGGTAGTCTTACGATATTCATTTCTTATTCTTAACTTTTTTAATAAACAGGAAAATAACAACAGGGACTATAAATAGCCATAACCAGTTAAGGTTGAACACAGAACCTGTACCTAAAGAAGAATCGGATATTTGAGAGGCCTCTATATTATTTTGAAGCCTGGCAGAATAGTTTGTATCTGAATTCTCATGCTTTGATTGATTGCTGGCAGTTTGTTGCTCAGCCTGACTATCGTACTTCCCTTTTATGGATTCTTCCTCCTTAAGCGGATAGTTGCCGGCAGAATCAGGTTGCGCTGTCATATCATATCTGCGGATATAGATATCCATATCAATAGAGCTGATAACTTTGCTCCAGTCTATCCGGTTTATATCACTATCGATTGTCACCTTTTTGTTTAAACCGATATTCGAAACGGAAGAAGCAGACAGATGACTATCCGACTTCTTCCGAGAAGCACATGAATGAATAAGAACCACAAAAAAGAATATGTAAATATATTTTACCATTACTTACATTGATTGTTTATTATACAAATATCGAGCATCTGGCTATCAGAAAATAGGACACGTAAAGCATGTTAATCCAAGTAGAAGTCAAGGTTCTTTATATATACAATCCAATTTGGAACACCAGCTATAAATGTTAGTTGATACCCTGATTCATTCATTATTTCATTTATCAGCTTCATGGAAGGGTTATCGAATTCACGGAGCATATAAATCAATTCTGCCGAAGATTTAAATTCCCTACTCTCAGTAACTCCTGATGGCGTGAAGCAATTATCTATGAATTGCTTTATCTGTGCTTTTTTTACAGCGATAGCCTTAGAAAAAGGATCTTCCACACTCTCTGTGTCATTTCCATGAAAAAATCCGATTTTTTTTCGTTTCATAAAAAAATTATACATTTTTAACATTTCCTTTAAAAATCCGATTTTTCGTGGCGGTTCCGATAGGGCGCGGTGTACTTCGAAAGGATTTTTATATTCTTTTTTTTCTGTATTTCAAATTATAACTAAATGATTTCTATTTATTTACATAAATATTAACATTTATTTGATGGATTCTTATATACGTGGATTAACAAAACCGGATCCTTTCTTAAGGATTGTTCCATACTTTGTCCATATTCGTTTATCCACAGCATCACCAAAGTGGGTAGCTTCTTCAGGTAAAACTGATGTCTTTTTTTCACTACGCTTATCTTTCTCGAAAAATCCGTTATTCTTTTGGATGACGGATGTATTATTCATACTAATTAGTGTATACTTACACCTTGCGCCGTTAAATCGTTTCTTTGGCAGACGCGGTTCTGTTTCGTGAAGCATATATCCCCATAGAAGGTATTTGTCGTTTTGAGGCGGTTCCTTGCCCGGATGCTTACGCACCCGAACATTCCATTTATGCCTCTTAAGCCTATCAATAGCATGCTGATTATACGTTTTTTTTGAGTTAGCCAGACGAATATCTCCATAAGTGTCTACTGTGTAATATACTACCTTTGTTTTATGTTTGCTATAATACAGGCAGAAGTTATCTATCAGTGCATTAATCATCGTATCTGTATTCTCATCGGGCTTAACAAAGAACTCGTTTATGTTATTGTCGCATAAAGTAATCACGCCTGAAACAAAATCGAACGTACATTCTTGCGCAACCTCTATCAGTGATATTTTTGTTCCCCAATCGGGGGTTATCTCCAGGGGCTTGTTTGGGTCGCAATCGGCATCCCATAAGCAGTCACGCCCTTTAGCCAGTTCCTCCCAATCGAAGTTATTGTTTTCAGCCAACCCACGTATATAATCATCATTATCGGCCTTATAGTATATATGCCTATCATCCAATGCATAATAACAATCGGTTACCTTATTGATATAAAAATTTAATATCTCTATCATAAAAGAAACCAAATCCATCACCTTATACATTCGGGTTAGATATGAGAATCCAAGATTATAGATATTATCGAAAGCATTGGATAACATAAATAATACACCATCCTTGCTTACGAATGGAGTAATGGTTTTACGTAGCCTGCCACATTCTTTCCATAATTCGACAGCAGTCTTTTCGTCATTATTCATTTTAGCCTGGATAAGCTGCAGTTGCATATTCACTATTTTATTCCAAACAACGAATAGCTGAATACCGGCTTCTTCTTCGTAATAGGCTGCGAAATCGGTTAGCCATTTATGCTCCGGAAGATATCCCATTGAAGAAGTAAACGTAGAACCATGGTGCTTAAATAACGGCTCAGGAGAATGGATGCCAAACTGTTCTTCGTTGCCTCGATTAGTCGGCACGGCTTCCTGGTCGAACTTTACCTTATCTAAAGTAAGAGCTTCGTCAGATAACGTATAGTCTATGTTCGGCCCACGCGCACCGGCTATTTGTGAAAGAAGATACAAACTATGTCCATTACTGAAAGTAATCATGTGTTCGTAACTCATGATTTTTTCGTGTGGAGTATAAAAATGTTCAGGAGGTTTCTGGCATATCACATAATCGCCAATCTTAGTTTTAGGATTATATTTCTGATAGCCGGCTTTTTCCATATATTTGAAGGCTGAAGGAAGTGTTTTGGTTAAAGCCTGACCCAATGTTTGCTGTACAACACCGGTTATTCCCCGTGGCATAGTGCGCACATTTTCGTCTATCTCAGCCCCGGTAATAAATGACTTACCGGTACCGCGCCCCGCTATCAACGATTTTATCTTTGCCCGGAATGTCATCGCTGATATTTGGAAAGAATTGAGTGATATATTTTCCTCCCAGAAATTTTCCATTACGTATTTAATAATTCTATAATTTCACTATCTTCTATCTCCGGAGTAGTCATAGCAGCTACAACGGTTTGTACTTCTTCCTGTGACAATCCTTTCAGTTTGTCCATGGGAATATTTACCGTGGTGTTATTATTGTTCAGTTGTATATAGAATATGTTCTTTTCCATTCGGCGAGGATCTTCTTCGCCGGTAGGTTTATCGCCAATGATAGATTTCAGTACCTTATGTGCCGCTACTCGTTCTTTCTCTAACTTACCATTTGCCAGCTTGCAAGTACGAATAACATCTACTAAGTCTTTTATTTGCCATTGTTGCCAAAAATCGAAATCGAAGGTATGTTTTGATTTAAATAACTCTTGTGCCAGTTTGATATCATTACGCGCCTGATTTCGTGTAATATTATATTTTATAAGTAAACGGGGTATTACATTACTTGGATGGTACTCGTCCAAGGCTACAGCCGCATACTTTATCCGGTCAAACTGTTGGCGGTACTCGTCCGGCAAGGGAGAATTATCCGGATTAAGAATATGCGCTAATATTACATCGTATTTTTGCTCCTCCAGACTTTTTTTTACCTGATACCCCGTAGTGGTTGTTATCCCATTTTTCTTTCCCATACCTCAATTTTTAAGCAGGAAGCACCCTCCGGTGGGTACTTCCTGTAAAACATACACTAAACAATAACTATTTGAGTTCCGCTATCTTAGTATCAATAGCCAGCTTTTCTTCCTTAAGTTGTGAAATGCGCTTTTCCTGTGTAATACGTTTTGGACCTACAGGGATAGGATTAGGTTTATCTCCTTGCTTTTCGGACTGGTATTGAAGTTTGTTTTCGGCTTTTACAATTTTTGTTCTCCAATTCTCAGACATTTTCTTTAAAGAAACAGCATCATCAGGAAGGATGAATGGCTTTTCTTTTTTCTGGTTTTTTTGCTCCACAATAGTTTCGGGATTGAATGGTTCCGCAAATAGCGATTCTCCCGGGAGTAATCCTAATGTCTTATATTCTTCAAAGGCTTTCCATAACGTATCCATTCGGCGGCTTTCGGCATCGATAACCATACTAACGCGCTTGCGTTCGCCCATAGACTTCTCGTCGTTGGCTTCGCCTACTGCTTTTAAAGCAGCATGTTGCTTGCTACGATCGATATACAAATCTCGGAAATCGGTAAGCAGTTGCTTTATGATACCGGGATATTCCTTCTGGAGCTCTTTATCGATATTGCCTTCAAATTTTTCATCCGGATTACCAACAGGTGGTTCGTCTTCGTGTACAGAATTATTGATTTGCGGATTAGTACAATAGCGAATATAATTGCGTACTTCCTGAAGTATTTTTTTAGGGATATCTCTTCGGGACCTGTTTTTATAAAAGTTGCTAATAACATGTGGTTTATAACCGGCTTCCTTCAATATTTCCAGACCGGAATCAAGGTTTCGACCAGAGTTTAGCCAGTCTATCGCTTTTTGTCTTAAATCAGTTTTAGGATTATCCATTTTTTTTTAATTTTGGTTATCAATATAATGGATAAAGGTTGTGCGAATTTTCGTGCGGCAAAAGGACATGGTTGGCAATATACATTATGTATAGTTTTTGCCATATTTTTATACATATCATAGAAATATATATAAAAAAGGCCTGAATCGTTAAAATTCAGGCCGCATTGCAGATAATTTAAATTGTCAAATAAAAATCAGAGATCTACAATACATAATTCTTCGCCTAAGGAATGCAAAGCCTTAGCTATTTTTTCGGATTGTTCTCGCCGGGGCTTACTTTCGCCCGATGCATATCGTTGCAATTGCCGTTGATTTATACCGGTTAGCTTCTCTAAGGCTGCTTTGGTAAATATTCCATTATAATGGGTTAATAGGCTTTGTGGGTCAAACTTATAAACCAACTGGTAATCGCCAGAAAGGGATTCCGGTATATGTTCGCCATCTTCCCGCATACACTCCAGGTGGAATTCAACAGCCGATTTCATTTCTTTTTTTAGTTCGTCGAACGTTTTTCCAGTGGCAACAGTAATTCCATCTCCTATATTAAAGCTGGCTGAATAATTATTTTCTGTTATTCCCACTGTTACAATATTCTTTTTCATTTTCTTTTTTTAGTTTATGCAGGGCTTATTTCAGCCCTGCCTGTGTTAAAATACTTTTTGCCGTGTTGGGGTCTAAATCGTCGCTTGGTTTGCCCGGTATTGTCACCCTGCCTTTTTTTGTTGGGTGCTTAAAGTGTCTGTGACTGCCTTTTTGTGCGGCAAGAAACCATCCGTTGTACTCTATCAATTTGATGATTTCTTTTACTTTCCAAATTTTCATAGATCTCTTTGTTTTTATTTGACATAACAAATATAGTAGTAAATTTACAACTAAACAAATAAAACAGTATCTTTTTTACAACTATTTTTCAACGAAAGCCGCCTTATCTTTATGCAGATGGGCGGCTCGATATGACTTAGCTCTAATGATTTAGTTTGAATTTATTGAGTGTCTCTTTCAGTACCTGCATAGATATGAGCATGTGCTTTATGTCCTGGTCGTCGGCGCCGAGATGCTCCCAGCGGAACATCAGGAACGATTGCACGGCATCGATAGCGTCGATATCCTGCTGCAGCTGCGAATCATCGCCATTATCGGGCGCTGTCCATCGGCGTAGCTCCTCAAGCATATCGTCGGTAAAGGGTATGCCGGCTATCTCTATCTTTTTATCCATGATACCTCCTCCTTCCTGTTCGGCAATTATAACATTCAGCACATTGCGGAGTTCTATCAGCTGGGCGATGGTCAGTCCCACGGAATTATCGACCTCTATATGGTAAGTTTCGGTGTCGTTATACACTGCGGCTTGGCCAACATGTACACAGGCGATATTCTTCTTTTTATATACTTCTATCATAGAGCGCCTCCTTCCTTATGGTCTGCAACCAGGAGACTCAGCTGGTCGCGCAGGTACATGATACTGCTCAGGCACTGTTTCGCCTCGTTGGGGTCGGGATCGGTAAGGTCCAGAAGCACACGGGTGATGAAATCCTGCACGCGGGCCAGGTCGCTCAGACGGACACTTACGGCATAGCGGTCGATATCGTAGTGCAACATAGTTTCGAGAAACTCGGCAACGCCCGGTGTGATTTCTATATTGCCGATTTTGGTGATAACAGCGCTCATACCATACCTCCTTTCTGTAATAGGGTTAAGAACTGGTAGTCGGTAAGGCTTTCTTCGCAAGCCAAGAGGTAATCTAAATTCTTATTGTATAGCATTTTTATAAGAATTGCGACAAAACAAGAAGCCCACCGTAGGTGTGCTATACACTTTACGCTGGGCGTTGAAGCAGTACAGTCGTTTCCTCTTGTACCACCATAGTGGACTTCCCTTTTATCTTGTGAAAATAATTTTTGATTATTTGCCCAAGATTGTAAAATGTATAGCATTGCAAAGGTAGTAAAAGTTTTTAAACAGCAAAATTTCATAGGGCGCCTCCTTTCCTTTCAAAATTTATTTTTTGTATGTGCAAGGTGGCAACTATGCCGTTTCCGGCAAAGATAATGGCCGACTCGGAATCGGTTTCCCGATGCTCCAGGCGGATGGGCGTTATACCGGTCATTCCCTTTAATACTTTGTGAACTAATTTTTGAGCCACTTGCAGGCCTACGTAGCCCGAATGCGTGAGCGGAAGCTCCTGGATAAGATTTGTTTTCATGATTGTAATTGTTTCGCATTTTAGGCAGAAAAAAGAACGGCTGCCATTTCCCGTGTCGCGAAACAATTACAATCAAACGGCAGAACCGATAAGAATGTTGGGAAAGGCAACCGCCTTATAATAATAAATATCTTAAAGTTTAGGCATAAAAAAAGCCTGTAGTATAGGCAACCTTTGCAGATCTGCCTGTTGAAAATAATTGTTTCGCACTACAAAGATAGTATTAAATTTTGGGAACGACAATATATGACAATAAAAAAGGCTCCCACCAAAAAATGAGAGCCTTAAAAAAAATGAAAGAACGTATATATTAGGGAGTAGGGACTTCCGTTAATAATTCATCCGTTACACCTTCATAAACGAGAGCTTTGCCGGCTCGAAAAGTAAACTGTAGTGTTGTTTGGTTACGATCGGATGATGTAGTTCCGGTTGTGGATCCGTCACCGCCAGATACGAATGTACATCCGCGGCGTTTATTTCCCATTAGGTAGCGTACACCATTTTCATCCTGAGGGATAAAGAACAGTTTACGGTTTATAGCCGCATTGATGAAACCGAGTACTTGTTTTGATATTTTTGCCTTTATGATAGTAAGGGTATATATTACCGACATACCATCGGTTTCTCCATCGGTGGTGATGGTAAGACTGCCTACATCTTCGGTAAAAGCAATTTTAAAGGCACGCGTTCCCGGTTTCATTGCCACATCGCCATCCAAGGCTCCGGCTTCTTCTAAGGTAAGAGGTGTGGTTACACCTCCAGCGTTTGTAGGAACCGGTTCATCCGGCCAAGTAGCTACATCTTCGTGATAGCCAAATATTACTTCCGGAACTATCCCAGATACATTACCTCCGTCACAACCTAAGTTATGATCTATATCTTCGAGATTTATACATTTATCTGCCATAATAATATATTTAGATAGATTAATATTAAGGTGTTACCGCAGCTGGTACGGTTGTCCATACTACTTCGTTGATGCCGAAGCCAAAACCTTCCCACCAGTCTGTCATAACAGACACACATCGTTTGGATTCTTCGATCTTCACTTTTGCCGCATTTTCACCAAAACGAGTAACATAAAGGAAATTATTCAAAGGAGTAGCCCAGATATCATCCGAACCTATCATTGAAGGTAATCCTATTACACGAGCAGGAGAAAAGTCAAGAGTGTCATCTATCTGCCCAGGGCTTGAAATATCATACCATCCTTGAGCACGCTTATCCTTCAGGAAGGCACGCCTCCATTTAGGAGCAACACCAATAACCATTTTAGTGTTCTGGTATTCTTCCGATATTTTCTCGTAAAACTCTTCCATCTGATCGTATATAGTAGACGGATCAAGAGCCCCGGATAATGTTACATGGTTTATACCGGTATTGTTTTTAAGAAGATACTCTAAACCATTCATAGCACTTCCGGCTGTACTGGCAGTCCCTGCGGTAGGCGCAGCAAATACACCCTTGTAATATACGTTTCGCTCCATATCATCATTTATACGGTCGAACACATGTTTCTCTATCATATAACGAACCAATGGCCAATCCTTGCGGTTAAGATTGTTGCTCTCAAGAAACGCCAACCAGCTGTTTTTAATTTCGTCCGGATATAGGTCAATATCTACCTTTAGGTTGTATAAAGGTATGGGGTTAGGAGTGAACTTGAGATCACCTTTTGGAGTCCAATCTTTTTGGAAAGCCTGTACCAATTCAGTTATAGTAGATTGCGCCAATCTATATACCGTATCTTCCGTTTTTACCGGTGTAGCTAATTTTGTTGTTTCACGACTGAACAGGAGTTGTCTTCTTAAACGCGATTCGTTCTGACCGCTTTTGATATAATAAGCACCATATTCGGAAACAATATCAGATATGATTAAAGCCATAATAATTAAATATTTAGATTATACAATAAAAGTGTCTGCTTCCCTGTTGTGAGGAAGATTATCGATAATATTGAAGTCTGCCTCGTTTTTTAGTTCGCCACTTTTTCCTGATTCTCCCTGTGGAGCTTCGGCCTTTACACCTGGTCGACTGGCAAGGATGGCATTAATAGCAGCTGCTTTATCGCTTGCTTTTTGGGCAGCCTTCACGGTAGGATTGATAGCATCGATCGCAGCGGCAAGTTCATTCAGTGAGTTTTCGGCAGCCACCTGTGCTATTTCTGCTGTTTGACGGGCAGTATCAGCATTAGTGACAGCGGTTTCCATTTCAGTAAGCTTTGCATTTATGACTGTTATCTGCTCAAGGCTCAAGGAGAACTTGCCATCGGTAGATTCAATGCCTTCTACGTTAAGTATCTTGTTGATACATAAAAATGTTTTATTCATTTCAGATTTATTTTTAGGTAAAAAATTATCTATTATCCTATCCACTCCATTAGATATTTTTGTGAGTAGATCATTCTTTGGCTTACCATTAAATTCGGGTATTGGCAATCCATTGGCATTCATAATAGCAATAGCTTGATTAGATATGACAGGCTTCTTGTTTATGGAAGGGATTATTTCATCGACCAAGCCAAGTTTAACAGCTTCCTCGGCAGAAAGCCATCTGGATTCTTTCATCAGAGACATTACCGTTTTAATATCCATTCCACGGCTATTCACATAATCTTGTGCTAAAACGAGAGTAAATGTTTCAGCATCTTTTTTTTGAGCCTGTAAATCAGTAATAGCTTGTGTCAGCTCGTCTTCGTTCATCGACCCCCAAGTATCTACCCATACCATTGGTTTATGAATAAGATATAGGGAATCTTCGTGGATAATGGTTTTCTTGGCGCCATGTCCTATAAGAGTAGCTGCAGAAGCATTCAAACCGACATATTCTACCGTTACATCGCCGTGAGAAGCGAATAGATCCTTTATCTTCAGGGCATGATTCACATCACCACCATAGGAAGTAACTTTAACGGTAATAGGCCCTTCGCCAAGCTCTTTCATCAGGTATTTGATATATCCCATTGAGAAAGCATATTTCTCGATATATCCGGTTATTTCTATAACTCTGTCTTTTGCCATATTTAAAATATTTATGGCAAAAATATGGAGCAAAAAAAGGCAGGTAAAGGACACTGTGCCTTACCTGCTTTTGTATTGTTTATCTGTGTATATCAGCACTATACAAGTGATGCATCTTGGATAAAATAACACGGATGAGATTGGAATCCCGAAAAAGTAAACTGTATTTGATTACGACTCTGTATAGTTTGCCCAGTGCTTTCGGTTCGGTTGAACACCAAAAATAAATCTTCATTGCCAGCCAAACGGGTATTACCGTTATTGTCTTCGAAGAGTAGGAGCCAGTAACTGCTTTCCAACCGGATAAGTTGTTCCTGGTTTATCTCGTTGGATTTAGGTGTAATACCGGTGATTACGGGGTTGTAGGTAGGTCCTGCGGCAGGTTGTGTTTTTTCTTCGGTAAATTGCATTGTATCAAGTATACAGTATATTTCTATGATATCGGAAGTACCTGTAAGTCTCAATGATATTTGCTTTTTAGAATAGTTATGTATTATCTCGATAAGGGAAGAAGGAGGAATAGCATACACCTTATTTAACCCTCCCAGATTGCTACCGAAATCAAATGTTATTGCTTTCATATACTTTTCTTGCTTTGTGTGAAATTGTCCTATTCGCAGACAATTTCACCAACATTATTTTATCAATAAACTCTGAAATATTATGTGAAATAAAATTTTTAGTTAAATCTAAATTTCGTTGACAATCTTTATAAATACTTTCTTTGGGCCATACATCTTCCGGAAACAAATATTTGTCCTGAAAATAGTCTATACTGCTTGACAAAGTCAACCCTATGGCAACATGAGAACCAACAACAGTATACATCAGCAGCTTACAACGACTTTCGAATAAAGAATTCAGATATACGATATCAGTCTTCGATAACTCCCATCCGTATCGATAGAAGTCGTCCTGCGATATCTTTATATTTATTTCTTCCGAATACCTATCCAGGGCAAGATTACTATACCGGATATCATAACGCAAGGACTTATTTAGTTTAAGTTTTTGTTGGAATTCCGAATAAAGAGCTTTATCCTTAGATATATCTACGGATTTATTGTTATTAAGATTATCAATATCTCCATAATTTATCTCAAGAAACCTCCTTACATAAGGTTTACACGGAAACTTTACCAAAAATTTACCCATAGCGCTTGTATCAGAAAATATCTACTAATTTAGTCATAAAATACTAATATACAAATAAATATATATGCAAAGTAAACAAAATAATCCTTTTTTTATTCGGTAAAAATAATAGTTTGTAAAAAAATAAAATTTACTGCTCCTACTACATACTACAACGCATACATTGTTGATTTACAAATATATAATTGTAGTAAGGTTGTAGTAGGAGCTTTTTTGTAGTAGGTTGTAGTAGGTATGTAGTAAAACATACCTACTACAAAATTCATGGCTCTGGATGCGGGTTTCAAGAGGTTGTAGTAAGTAGTAGGAGCAAAACGGTTTTTTTTTGTTTTTTGAATAATAATAGTAATATATAAATATAAACTATAAGAAATAATATTATATAAATACACATGAACACATGAAAGCCTCCATCCTTCTAAAAAAGAAATGTCGTTGACCGTAAGGTTTTAAATATTGTAACGATAAGGAGTTGGGAGGTTACATAAAGGCCGGTATGCATCAATAAGGAGAAAATACATCGCCATCATACTAAAAAAAAGAACCCCACGTTCCGGGCAATGCAGATATTCATCTGCAAACGGATTGTGGGGTGGTGATGAGAAGTTATACTTCCCTGTGGACGAGTGCTTCTTATTTCATAAAAGCCATCCAGATAGTTTTAGATTGCCTCCCGGAGCGATGCCCGAAAAGAGGTTGCTTGTTGATGGCTTTCAGAACATCTTTAATTGAAACCTGATGTTCGTTCCATTTGAAGATTAAAATTCCATCAGGCTTCAACACTCTCATACATTCATTAAAGCCATCGTGTATTATCCTTGGCCAATTATCTGGGAGTACTCCGTATTTTTTTGCCATCCATGAATTTTTACCGAGTTTAATCAGATGTGGAGGATCAAATACGACAAGGTTAAATACTTCGTCGTCTATTGGCATATCCGTAAAATCCATTATTACATCAGGATTTACTTCCAGATACCGCCCATCGCATAAAATATGATTTTCCCGCCTATTGTCGGCAAACAGAACATCCGGGTTGCTTTTGTCAAACCAGAACATTTTACTGCCACAGCAAGCATCTAATATCTTTTTCATTTGCATTCAGGTCTGTTATCACAATATTTTCCACCAGCAATGTAAACTTTCAGATACTGCCGACATTTGTAAACATGTAATCTGATAATGCCGCAATCTTTACATTGGTCTACCTTATATGTATCCGGGAATAGATTAGGTTTCATTGCATTAAAATTCCACCGGTGTTTTTTTTACTCATAGTGTATTATAATAATGGTAATCCTGCATAGCTTTGTTATATACATGACGGGGCGTGTCAGGGTTTAGTATTATTCGGGTGAGCTCATTTAGCCTTTTAGGGATATCGATGGGCGCTCGCTCTTTGATAGTAACCTGCTCCGTATTTTCTTCAAGAACCGGTACTGGTGGATTTAGGTCGTGTGTGTCAAGTGCTAATTTTTGCTTTTGTAAGATAGCGTTTATCCGATGGCGCGATCTTTTTATTTTTAAAGAACATGCCTTCTGCAGCAATGCACTCTGAGTAACTCCAATCTCTTTGGCTAAGGCCATTAAGTTTGGTGCTTCCGGATACTTCTCTTGTAGGAGTTTTACTTTATTGTATGTCCATTCCATAGCTTTTCGTTTTTATTGGTTATTGTTTCCCTGCCGGTGATTAAGCGACTCATCCAAAAACTTAATATGGTAGCAATAGATGGGATAAGGCAATCCCGGCACACGCATAGCCTTATATGTATATCCCAGAGCTGTGAGGGCTATGCCAACCGTACGGATATTTACTTTTTTATCGGACGAGCCTATTATATCCCTCGATATCTTTCCGGCGGTGATCAGCGTCTGCAGTATCTGGGTGACATTCATATAAACGCCTTCATCATCGCTTTCCGGTGGGCAGATATTTATCTGTATACAGCTCATTGCCGATGTTTGGTATGCATAACGTTTATTGTATTCCTTGAATTCGGGGAAGTCCGTGTTTTTATCGAACCGATAGTTGAAATCAGTTTCTTCGGCCAAAACGAGGGCTTCGCTCCATAGCTGATCTATATCTACCTTAGTCTCATATCCGAACTCAATATCTTCGAGCTCGACGCATCCAAACCGACGAGTATCACCATAGCTTGGCAATATGAAACCTCCATTTTCTTTGTTTTTATTGGTAGAGAAAGCCACACATGCTATCCTTTTTTTATAGGTGGCCACCCTTGCGCCTCTTGGCTTTGTCAATAGTTCGGTTTGCGACATAACCCTTTTGAATGTGTTGTAATTTCCTTTATTCAATCCCACCAGTTCTTCGAAGTGCACCAGCATATATTGCGTAAACCCTTCTTCTATGTTGAATACCTTATCGTCTTTAGATGGTGATACATAATATTCCTTCAGTTGCTCCGGTATAAGGAAATTGAGCAGGGTTGTTTTCCCGATGCCTTCACGTCCGCTTATCAACCCCAGGGCTACCTGATTAGTTTCCTTACCGAGCCAGTTGGCAACACTTGCCACCAGCCACTTACGTATAAGCCGATTGGTTCTTTCAAGGTAATGCCGCGGGGTATTATCGTCAAAACTCCGGGGGATGATATGCTGGCACAGAATATCGATATGACTTTCGCCCTTGTAAGTGCCGCGTATTTTATCGAAGTACTCCTTTATCGGGTTGTAGGGCTCTATGTAGTTAGGGCTTTTTATTATTTTCCAAAGGTCGCTGTCGGATATGGAAATATCGCTTTCGGCTACATGAATAGATACATCTTCGAACGATGGGCTATACTTGTAGCGACCATCAGATCCCTTGTATATTATTTGTATTTTATCCGGGTCGTGTATCGGCACCAGGATATTATAATTTTCGTTCAGAAACTCGACGCTTCGTTTAAATTTGTCGTTAAACCGTAATTTTGTCTGCTTATTAACCTCGATAGGTTTATGTATTGCCATATTATATATTTACTCCGTATATTTATAGATTTGCCCCCTTTTCCCTATAAATTCTATTACCTGATTCCGTGTATTTCAAAGAATTCCCGACGGATAGCAGCAGCCTTTTCCTTGGTTGCTTCTTCAACTTCGCGAGCTAACTCTCTGGGGTCTTTCACGATTGGAGAATCTCCGTACTTTTCCTTATATTTACGGAGCATTTTCCCTTTAGTATCGTCAAATAGCTTTTCCAGTTTTGCTCTCATTTCGTCCTGCAGCAGGCCTTTTATTTTTGCCTGTGCTAAATTACGGGACGCGCTATAATCTTTAAAAGACGAATGAATGCGCGTGGAGTCGATAGAACCATAAAAAGGGCCATAATCGCCGTCCATCATTTTTTCGAATATCACTTTCAGATCCGTAAGATATAACAGCTTATGCTTCTTATATATCTGAAAGGCCACCAGCTGGGTATCTTTAAGTGGTTTACTTATGTTAGAATATATATTTATAAATTCGAGCCATTCCATAATATATTCTATGCCGGCATGAAACTGTTCGGTGCTATACAACACATCGATATCCTGCAGGGTGAAACGTTCTTGCCGGAGGGAGTCTTCCACCGTATCGATATCTTCGTACAAAACCAGCAAGTTTCCCGGTTTAAAGTGGTTGAAAAAAGCCTTGTAGTTTCCAAACTTCTGAAACAGTCCGTTCTGTATGGGGGTTTGTGGTATCATAGTTAAAAAGTTTATTATCTATTTTTTATTGGTTTTTTTTAATTGGACATAATCCGTTTTGACATGTCATGTATATGAATCTTTAATAATTCTATAAGCTCTTTTTGAGCAATTTCAGTTTTGTCGTATAATTTTAGAATCGTGATCAGATAAATATTTATAGTCGCTAATGACAAGCAAGCTATAGAGAGAATGATTATTATTATTTTTGTTTCCATTGTTATTCTAAATAATATGTTCCTGTATTCCCGGAATCATATCTACGTTGCCTTATAGTAGCTATAAATGGGAATTCATTTTCAGGGATTTGGTTTAATGCTTCTTTTATTGGTTTTGCATCGGTAAAAAGTTTTCCATCTTTCCCGTTTAATCTTATTTTTAGTAGATATCTCATTCCATTCTTTGTCTTTACATCCGTTATAAATTCAAGAATTTCAATTTCACAATTTAGCACCTGATGCATCTGCAATTTCGGTACATCAAAGTATCTTCCGTTTTCTTCTACTTTAATCCCAAATTCTGCGAACTTCTTCATCTTTAATTATCGTTTTTAATAGATTCCTTGAATTACAATGCTTTGCCCAACCAAGCCACGAACAAATACTTTGTTTGTATTCTTCTGCCGATATATTTCGTTTGTTCAACTTGGCTACTTTCCGGCAAAAGTTTTGTTTAATAGACTTTCTCATAAGTATATGTGTGTGTCTAAACACGTATCCAACGAAGTCAATGCCTCGTTTTTTAACTGGGAATACCTGATAATCTTTCTTTATTTCCAATTTCAGACGCCCCGATAGATATTCTTCTATTTGAATAAAAAGCGCATGTAAATAGGACTTATTTTCGGCAAGAATCACAATGTCATCCGCATATCGATAGTAATATTTTACTTTTTGTTCTTCTTTTAACCAATGATCGAAATATGTCATGTATAAGTTTGATAAAAATTGAGACAAGTAATTGCCGATGGGAAGTCCCGGGGCTGAATCAATAATGTGATCGAGCAAACCGAGTAACTTTTTATCCTTTATTTTCTTCCGGATTATTTTTTTCATTATCTCATGGTTGATAGATGGGTAGAACTTCTTTATATCCATTTTCAGACAGTATTTAGTATCCTCTTTTTCTTTCAAATCCCTTTTAATATGCTTAAGCACCCCGTGTATGCCACGGTTTTTTATACATGAATATGTTTGTGAAATAAACAAAGAGACCCATATCGGCTCAATAATATTCATTATGGCATGCTGTACTACACGATCGTAGAATGGAAGCCTGTAAATTATCCGTTCTTTTGGTTCATATATTTTGAAAACCTCATAGGGTGATATTCTATAAGCTCCATCCGATAATTCTTTTTGTGTTTTTGCTAAGTTTTCATCCAGATTCTTTTCAAATATGATTACCCCGTGCGATTTACTTTTTCCCATCCGGGCTTTATTGTAAGCCAGATAAATGTTATCCATTTCGCAAATGCTATCGTATAAATTACCTATTCTTTTCATGCCTTTGTTTCGTATCGGAACTTTCGGCTTTCGCCTACCAGCACCTTTTGAATTTTTTATTTTTTACCAAGTGGTACGGCCTTTGTCTTTTTAGTTTTTCTTTACATAGGTGAGACCTGCTACCTGCATTCGCATTCGAGTTATCGTAGTTCGAATCGTTGAACTGAAAGCCGGAAGGAGACCCATAAAGACAAACAGCCTTGTTTTTTTGTCTATTTCAATTGAACTTTTTCCCAGATTTCACTAAATGTAGTGCCTATATGATCAGAGGCGATTTCGCTTAAAACGTGAAGGCGAGACCCGCTACCCGCATCCGCAAGCGAGCGATCGTAGTACGAAACGTTGAACCGAAAGCCGGAAGGAGACATAAAAAACCATGGTTGCCATTTGGGCTGATTGCCATTACTCCAATCTATTTCACCATATCCGCATTCCTTCTCTATCTTTCGGGCGGCTTCTACTATTATCTCAGTATCATATTGTGCTTCTTTATACTCCCTTTTGCTTTTCGGGAATATCGAAAAGTCAATAAGGTTTGCACCAACTTCAGCATATGCCTGCTCCTTCGTTACGAGGCGCTCTTGCAATTTCTTCTTTAATTCATTCGTGTTGATTTTCATTGTTCAAATATTTTAAGTTATTAAATCATGCTTCTAACATTTCACGGAATTCTTTTGTGAAGTGAGTTCCAAGATGCTTAGCCGCTTTTGCGCTTATAGCCGAAAGGTGAGACCTGCTACCTGCATTCGCATTCGAGTTATCGTAGTTCGAATCGTTGAACTGAAAGCCGGAAGGAGACCCATAAAGACAAACAGCCTTGTTTTTTTGTCTATTTCAATTGAACTTTTTCCCAGATTTCACTAAATGTAGTGCCTATATGATCAGAGGCGATTTCGCTTAAAACGTGAAGGCGAGACCCGCTACCCGCACACGCATCCGAGCGATCGTAGCGCGAATCGCCGAACCGAAAGCCGGAAGGAGACATAAAAAACCATGGTTGCCATTTGGGCTGATTGCCATTACTCCAATCTATTTCACCATATCCGCATTCCTTCTCTATCTTTCGGGCGGCTTCTACTATTATCTCAGTATCATATTGTGCTTCTTTATACTCCCTTTTGCTTTTCGGGAATATCGAAAAGTCAATAAGGTTTGCACCAACTTCAGCATATGCCTGCTCCTTCGTTACGAGGCGCTCTTGCAATTTCTTCTTTAATTCATTCGTGTTGATTTTCATTGTTCAAATATTTTAAGTTATTAAATCATGCTTCTAACATTTCACGGAATTCTTTTGTGAAGAGAGTTCCAAGATGCTTAGCCGCTTTTGCGCTTATAGCCGAAAGGCGAGATCCGCTACCCGCATTCGCATTCGAGTAATCGCAGTACGAATCGAGGAACCGAAAGCCGGAAGGAGACCCATTTGTAAGGAAGTATGGGAGATATCTTTTTATATTCTGATTATAAATATCCATTTGCTTTTGACCGCCAAGAAGGGTATTAGCCGCTTCATTCAATACTATACACTTGTATTCTTTCAAAATGTAATTGTGTAAATCTTCCGGTATTTCATTAATAGTTTTGGCATCCGGACGGTTTGCCAATTCTAAAGCCACTTCATACGATGATAGTTTGTCTAATTCATCTGGAAAGAATGTTTCTTTGCCAAATACTTCTTCTAACTCTTTTTTGAAACTTTCCGGCACTACCGAATAAATTTCCTTTGCTTTCTCTTCTGTTAAATTCATAAGGTTTGATTTTTTTTATTATAATTCTTCAATAGTTACTTTTACTTTTCTGCACGTCCATTTATGTTTCTGAGCGTTTTTCCATTCCGTTTTATTAAAAAATATGGATATAGATAAATGCCTCTGAAAATGCAATGTTAATGGCTGTTCATAACCTTTAGGATCATAAAGCATATACATTATTTGAGTTTTCATGTTTTCCCTTTTTGTATCAGTTGTTTATAATTTACGATTGCCCTAAAGAATTCCGCTGCTATTTCTTTTATTGGTATCAAGTCCGGATTTAGTTTTCCCAGGAATATGAAGTGTCCTTCCGGGCCTGTGAGTAACATCTCTATCATACCACTATGTTTCCTGATAGATATCTGGCTCGATCGGGATACTCCATCCTTCCCTCCTTGGTAAATAAGGAAATCGTCGCCGGATGTTCCAAGCGGAAACCGCTTGTTTTCGCCCTCAATATGAATACTCAATATTATAGTTGTCAGTCCATTATATGATATTTCATTAATGCTGACTTTCTGAAATTTTGTGTTATACATTGTTATTCAATCACGATTTTAAGGTGTTCACATGAATATGCCCCACTAAATCCTTCGAGCCATACAACCAGACTTCCACACATCCATTTAGGACCTGCATATACTTCCCATACTTTATCTTTATATTCAGGAAAGTCTCCTTCGGAGCCAGTCATAATAACTTTTGTTCCTGGAACCATTGATAGTTGCCGCTTTTCTTCTTCATAAGCTTCTTTAGAAGTGATTGCCGTTATTTTTCTTCCAGAACAATTGCAGTACAGAATACTATTTCCTGGGAAAATTGTTTGCAGATATTTTCTAAGTTCATCTGTTTTGTAAAAGTTATGAGTTTGCATAGCTTCTGTCGTCATTGTTAGAGATGCTTTCATCGCATCAGGATACTGTTTTTGTACTTCTTCTAATGTCATTTTATTTCTGTTTTTATGTTATCTTATTGATTTGTCTATATTCAGGTTAATAGATCGGTTCGAATTTTCTTCCGGAGGAAGTTCTTCACCACTGAGTTGTTTTGTTGTAGGTTCAAAAACACGTCGATATCCGTTGTGCATATAGAAAGTTACTATCTCCATAGCACGGTCTGCATCGTCTTTCGACCATTTTTTTAGGCTATTCAGTATTATCTGCTCACGCCTTGAGTTTAGATACATTCCGAAATCTTCTACCAGATATTCCTTGTAATACTGCCACAGTTGATGGAATTCTTCGTTGTCGAAAGGCATTTTGATAGTCAGCTTTTGCTGTGGATCTACCAACCGATCTACTTCGGATGCTCCGGTCAGCACTTTATTGAAACCACCGGTTAGCAGCTTCAGATTCTTCACGGTTTTAGAATCGGTCACATTATCGACAAACTCCTGAAGCATGTCGGCATGTGCATTTATTGCCTCCAGTAATTTATCCCATTGAGGTTTCATAAATCAAACTTTTTGCATAGATCAAATATTAACGATTGCAACTTCAAGAAGTTAAAGAGGGGATAGGGGGCAAACGAAATTAGGTGATAATTGTCACGGTTTATCATTTCGGCATCGGCAATAACCTGTGATGATTCGAGCAAATCGAGCATTGCAGTTGTTACCGGGAAACTGCACTCGAGAGTTATCTTTGTTGGTTGCGCTTCCGTAATGAATTGTTTTGTATCCGGATCCTGTATTTGCCTCTCAATGTTTTGTTCGGACAAATCCCTTGATTTGAATACTATATTATCTTCGTCCACCATCCGGTATTCTACAGTATTCCCCTTTAGAGTTATGCCTGTATAAAAGTTTTTTCTAATCAGTTTAAATTCCATAACGTTCTTTATTTTGTGATTATCGCTTATTTGTTTTGTGTTTGGTGAAGCTCACCGACTTCTTCAAAAATATTCCTGCCAGCTATTTTATTTATTACCGGTTTTGCTAACTCCGGAATGCGCGTTCTTCCTGACAACCAGTTAACCCAAATATCTTCTGTTATATGGCATTCTTCAATAATCTGATCTTTTGTGTCCTTATAAATCCCCATGGGGATAGAATTCATAAACTGTTTCAAATAAGTTTTATTCATTATCTCAAAAAAAATTAAATTGTTAATTGTAATTTCACCCCCCCTACGCAAAACGACATGACAAATGTAAATAATACTTGAGAATAACTCAAGTAAATATTGAGAAAATATCAAATTAAAATGAGTTTTTCTCATATTGTATTGATTATTAACTATTTATATTTATAAGTATGAATATTGCGAAAAACATACGCTTAATTAGGGAGGAAAGGGGTTTTAGTCAGAAAGTTATAGCTGATGCCCTCAATGTAGATGTTGCTGTTGTTAGCAATATAGAAAATGAAAAAAGAGAGTTGCGAGTTAGTGAACTTGAAATAATCTCAAATTCGCTTGAAGTTGATCTATTGTATCTGCTCACATATCCCGATCAATATATAAAAAAGGGAGATCTAAAACAAGAGCCAGTGGAAGCTATATTGCAAATAAAGCTTCAAGCAGACAAGAAAGAGCAAGTTCTGAGACTTGTATTTGGGGAAAATAATTTAGAAATCTTAAATAAGTAAATTATGGATATAAAAAATATTGTGATTCAGCTGCTTGTGAATAAATATAAAGACCAAAAAGTAACTGTAGAATTAGCTTCTAAAATTCAAAAAGAAGCAACTGAAATAATAAATAATTGTGACAAAGAGAAGCCTAAAGGCACGTTTATTAAACCTCGAATTTAA